ATTGATAGTGAAGTTATCAATGGAGTAAATGAAGTATTAGGAATTTTACCAGACACACCAGAAAGTGAAGTTGCAACATTAGTTGGTAATACTTTTGAAGGAACTATTTGGGGAGGAATTGGAGATAACCTAGGCAGAGTATTTAAGTTTTTAAAAAATAATGTTCCAGCTTATATGAAGAAAGTTAATAAAGGCGAGCTGGTTTCAGATGTTGCCAAAGGTACAGCTGCAACAGGCGTGTTAGCTAAGTCTGCTTACGATACTTTAAATTCAAACGAACAAGTAAAAGCTCCACCAATTCCAGAACCAATCAATCCAAATGAAAAGCCTACGATTGATGTAAGCGATTCTAAGCTTATGCAAATGGGAATGGTTAATCCTAAGCTTGCAGTAGAATTTTTAAAAGCTGGCGGTAAAAAAGTACAAGAGTTAAGAAAATTAAAAGGTGGAACTGGTCGAGCTGTATTTGAATTAGATAATGAAAAAGTAATCAAGATTGCCAAAAAGCAAAGAGGCTTACGAGAAAACGAATTAGAAGGCGATTTTGTTGTAAAGAATTGGCTTCCTAAATTTCATACATCAGGAAGAGATTATGTTGTGGTTGAAAATGTTGCAAGAGCCGATAGTGAATTAAGACGATTTTTAAAACCTTTGCAAAAATTTTCTCAAGATGATTTTGATAAAAAAATTCCAGAACTCCAAGAAGCATTAACTAAAATGGAATTAGGTGATTTTATGAACTTTAATGTAGCTTGGGGAGATTTTATAGCATCTCGAAACTGGGGTAAAACCAAAGATGGTAGATTTGTTTTGTTGGATGCTGGAGCTTTAGATATTGATATTCTTAAAAAGACAGCTATTAAGTATAAATCAATAAACGAACCTGAAGATTTCTTTAGAGGTAATTATGGAAAAGTTAAAGATTATCAAGATGTTTTACAAAAAGATTGGGATCAACTTTTAGCTGACAGAAGAGCAGCTGGCATGGGTAAGTTTGTTATTGTGCTTACAGCGGGTGGTAAAGGCTATCGTATCCTAGACAATCAACAAAACAATATTATTTCAAAACAAACAGAAAATAAGTAAGAAGGGAATATCCTCAGATATTTCTTTTTACAAAATAAAAATTTCATAAAATTATGGGTATAGAGAAAATACTTAAATCAGATATTACACAGCAAGGAGTTAAGAAGATTCTATCTAATATTGACGATATAATTCTTAAAAAGAAAACACTTAAAGATCCTTCAAAACTTCTAAGAAAAAAGAAAGAAGTAATAATTGATGATAAGAAAATACCAGTTGGACCAGGTGGAGAAAAAACCACAATAAAAGTTAAAGACTTTAAAGCTAAACAGCCTCAAGTTTCAAAAGAAACTATCGATGAATTTTTACAAAGTTTTCGGTCAAAAACTATTCCAAGAAAAGTTCTTGCTGATTTTAATATAGATAAAATTACTAAGAACGAAGATATTTTTGAAATGATTAATGCCATAGCCAAAGGCATTAAACCGTCTGAAGTTGTAAAACAAACCAGAGGCGTTCAAACTTGGGGAGCAACTAAGTCTGGTGCAAAAAGATTAACGAAGAATGATGACTTCTTAATTGATGTTTTAGGAACTAAACCTGGCAAAATGTATAATGCTAAAGAGATTTATGCAATTAGACAATTATTGGAAGCTGGCGCAACTAGGTTAAGACACCTTGCAACTAAAGCAACTGACTTAGACAATAGAACTCAGGTAGATATTTTAAAGTTAAGGCAGCATTACGCTTTAATGGCTCAAATCCAGAAAGTTTTACTGGGTGTCAGAACAGAAACTGGAAGAGCTATGAACCAATTTAAGATTGCATCAGATGCTAGTAAGCAATTTTCTTTTCTTGGTGGATCGGTTGATGACATTAATAGACAGAGTTTAATTGTTGAGCTTGGCGGAACTGATGAAATTACAAAAGTTGCTGAATTAATTTTATCTACTAAAAAAGACGATGCTTTACTCAAAGCAGTTGGTGAAACAGGATTAAAAAACTTTTCAATGAAAGTTTCAGACAGTATTGCTGAGGTTTTCATAAATGCTATTTTATCAAATCCATTAACTCACATGAGAAATGGCATGGGTAATTGGATAGCTCAAGCTATTGTTCAACAAGAAAGAAAATATGCTGCAAGATTTTTTGGCGGCAAATCAGAAGGTGGAGTTCAAGCTTATGAAGATGTTGCTAAAGCTTGGGGAAAACATATGGCAGCTAAAGAGATTATGGCTGCAATGCAAAACACCTTTAAACTTGGTGGATCAAAAGTTGAAACCAAATTAGGTAAAATAACTGCACAGAATTATAATATTAAGAACAAAACCGGAGCAGCAATCTTTGATCTTTTTGGCAAGGGAATAACGTTAGGAAATCTTCCTACAAAATTTCTAAAAGTTTCAGACGATTATTTTAAGAACAGAGAGTTTAGATCAGAAATTTATGCAAGATCCTTTTCAGAAGGTATGGAGATGTATAATAAAGGTCTTTTTAAATCTGTTGCTGATCTTGAATTATACATTGCATCAAAAGTTGCTAATCCAAGCAAAGATATTTTAGATGCTGCTGTTAAACAAACTCAATATATTACTTTTCAAACTCCGTTAGGAACAAGAGGAGATGTATTTGATATAGCAAAAACTGCTCAGACTTTTAAAAATTATTCTGCCAACAGAGGACCTTTCTCTTGGTTCACAAATTATTATTTACCGTTTATTCAAACACCAACAAATATTGCTGGCTTTGTAGCTGAGAGAACTCCAGTCTTAGCAAAATATCTAACAAGATATAATGAGAAGATTGCAGCTGGAGGAAGAACTGCTGACATTGCAAAAGCGCAGCTTCATCTTGGCTCCATGTTTTATATGGCAACGGTTCCTTTAGGATATATGGGTGTCGTTAAAGGTTCTGATATTAGACAAGAAGGAAAACTTAGCGGTGGAAAAAGTTTATTACAAAAGACAATCAAATCACAACCTTTCCAAATGGAAATTCCTCTTGGAAATGGAAAGTTTCAAAAAGTAGGTTTTAGATCATTCGATCCTGTTGCTCAGATGTTTGCCAATTCTGCAAACTTTGGACAAATGTTATCGATGCTGCAAGGATCAATTTATAATAATGTGAGTTCTTCTGATCCATTTAGCATAGAAAATAATAATTATGGTCAGTTAGGCAAAGACGCACTTGCTTATTCAATAGCATTTACTTTTGCGATTGGAGAAAATTTATCCAATTCTACCATGCTAACGGGTGCTGGAAAAATGGTGGATGATGTTGGAAAAATTACTAGAGGAACAATATCAGGTGGACCGACTGGAACTTTAAAAGCTTTAAAGGAAGTAGGATCAGAGATGGCTTCCTCTTACGTTCCATCAGCTTTAAGAGAAGCTGGTAAATATGTTAATGACGATCACCAAAAGTTAATTACAGAATTTAAAGAGTATTTTAAAAGGAATATTGCAGAAGGTGATCTTGAATATGATTACGATATGCGAGGTAGAAGATATGACAAGTTCAGTTATTTCAGTCAGTTTAAAAGAGATTATGTTGATGACGAACTAGATGCCGTTTTTCCTCAAATAACTCCGCTTAAAAATTCTATTACATATAGCTATGCTCCCAAATTAGGACTGGGAGTTTCTGTTCCTCTTAAATCTATTGAAAAAAGATTTATAAGAAAAAATGCTGGATTAATTTTTGATGAACAAATGAAATGGTTAATGGAGCAAGATTATTACAAAAACGAAACAAGAAGAAATATTAAACAAGGTTTAATTAAAGCAAACTGGAGCAAAGCAAAAGGGAAAGCAAATAAAATGTTAATGGAAGATAAAGTTCGTGATGATGGCTCAGGCGGTAAAATAAATTTTTTTCAAAATATAAGGGATAGAGCAAACGAAATAAGAGATAACGAAATATTAAATTCACAAAGAGGTTATATAAATGACAATATCGACAACATCAATTAAAGACAGCTACTCAGGCAACGATTCAACTACTGCGTTTTCCTATACTTTTAAAGTATCAGACGAAGATCATATCCAGGTTATCATAAGAGATAGCGATGGAGTAGAAACTGT